AGATCCTCGACGAATCGCTGATGATCTTGGAGAACAACCTCACGTTCTCGTCGCGCATCAACCGCGAATACAGCAAGGAATTCGCCGTCAGCGGCGCAAAGATCGGCTCGACCGTCAACGCGCGTAAGCCGAATCGCTTCGTCGGTACGACCGGCCCGAACCTGAACCTTGAAAACGTGAACGAATCGTCGGTGCCTGTCAGCCTGACGACTCAGTTCCACGTCGACTTTACGTTCAGCTCGCAAGAACTGACTCTCGTTGTCGACGAGTTCGCTGACCGCTACATCAAGCCAGCAATGGCGACCATCGCTAACAAGATCGACTTCGACGGTCTGGCGCTTGCTGCAAACGTCGCAAACAACGTTGGTACGGTCGGCTCGGTTCCGAACGATATCAAGGTTCTGCTCGATGCCGGCACGAAGCTGGACAACGAAGCGACCCCGCGCGATGGTCAGCGTACTGTTGTTTGGGATCCGGCGACGAACGGCTCGATGGTCAAGGCTGCCGCTGGCCTGTTCAACCCGTCGAACAAGATCGGCGCGCAGTACGAGTCGGGCATCTTCTCGCCGTCCGGCCTCGGCTTCGATATCGGCATGGATCAGAACGTGAACGTGTTCACGTCTGGCACGCGCACGAACGGCACCGTTTCCGGCGCTGGCCAAACCGGATCGACGCTGACTGTTACCGGCCTCGGCGCTGCCGCAACGGTGGCGAAGGGTGACACGTTCTACATCGCTGGCGTGTACGGCGTGAACCCGCAGAACCGCCAGACGACCGGCGTTCTCCGTCAGTTCACCGTGACCGCGCCGGCTACGGCTGACGGTTCGGGCAACGCGACGCTCTCGATCTTCCCGCCGATCAACACCGCGGCATCGAACCAGCAGTACCAGACGGTTTCGGCTGGTCCCGCGAACGCTGCTGTCGTGACGTGGGACGTTGCTCCGTCGACGCAGTACAGCGCGAACCTCGCGTATCACAAGGATGCTTTCGCACTCGTGACCGCTGACTTGGAAGACGTGTCGCAGTACGGTGCATGGGGCGCACGTCGCATGCACAAGGGCATTTCGATGCGTATCTCGCGCCAGTACGCGATCGGCACGGACACGGTGCCTTGCCGTATTGACGTGCTGTATGGCTACGCTCCGATCTACCCGGAACTGGCCTGCCGTATCGTCCGCTGATGCCTTTGATCCAGCAATCGGCCCCCGCTTCGGCGGGGGTTTTTCATTCTGACGAGCCGATGGCATACGAAAAATTCCCCGCATGGGCGACTGGCCCCGATGGTGCGCAACGCATCGTCAACAGCCAGGACGAGCTATACGCTCTGCCCGGTTACACGGTGCCTGAATACGTGCCGCCTGTGCCGCGCGAGCAGAAGCCGGAATTCGTCGCATATCCGAAATGGATTGGCGATCAGCTCGTGCAGAACGCGGAAGAAGAATCCGCGCTGCTCGGCTCTGACGACGTGGACACGCGCGAAGCCTTGCTGCAAATCGCCGCAGAGAAGGGCGTGAAGATCGACAAACGATGGTCCGATGACAAGATTCGGGCCGCACTAGAGGCTAGCTGATGCAGCAATACCAAGACAGCGTAACGCACGACAACGGAACGCCCGTTGCAGGCGCAAGCATTCGCGTTCTGACGGCGGCCGGCGCACAGGCCACGATCTACAGCGACAACGGCGTGACCGTGGCCGCGAATCCGATCAAAGCAGGCGCTAACGGTCAGTTCTCGTTTTACGCTGCCGATGGTAACTACTCGCTCGTCATCAGCGCGACTAGCCATGTGACGCGAACTGTCTCTGGAATTGCGCTCGACTCGTCTGGTTCTAGCGCAAATATTCCGGCTGCTGCGGCGCTCGATGGCACGGAAAGCGCCAATATCAAGCAGTCTGGATCAATCGCACAAACGACTATCGCGAAGATTGCGCAGTGGATTTCCGCGAACGTCAGGGGCCTCGGAGCGAAGGGCGACGGCACGACCGACGATACGGCGGCCATCGTCTCGGCGCAGACGGCCGGTGACGCATATCTTCCGGCAGGCTCCTTTTCTGTCGGCGCAGCCGCTCCCGACTACGATGTGCATGGGCCTGGCCGAATCACATCGGGCGGCATTCAGTCTGGCGGTGCGGTGCTCAGTTATAACCCTGCGCGCGAAAGCATCTTTTTTGCGCCATCCACCTATCAGCGCGAGTTTCAGGGGCAGACCTATCCGACGCGCTATGGACCGGGGCTTGACGGAAGTTCGTACAACACGATTTTCTCCCAAGGAAGCAAACTCAAAGACTACACGAAGCACATTCAGAACGTGTGTGCTTACGGGAATTGGGTTGGCAGCGCGCCTCTCGAATGGCAATACATTGACGCCTTCGGCGGCGATACGATGGCGTATGCCGGAAATGTCCATCGAGTTACAGCACTTGGGTCGGAGGCGCTTGCATGGTATGGCGCACCTGATGCGAATTGGGTCATCACATACAAACATGACTTCTGGCGCAAGCCTTCAAACAATCCATACCTGCCCGGCGAGGCTGGGTGGAATCTGAACGGACTGGAGACGCTCTTTCCGGGGATCGGAGCGCGAATCGCAGCCTTCACGGGCTACTCGACTGATCCAGAGCAGAACGCCTACACGGTGGCAGTCGGCCGCGACGCCGGCAATCACCTCGTCACCGGCATTCGCAATACGTTCGTCGGTAATCAGGCTGGCAGCAATACGTATGCGGGCACCTACAACACCGCAGTAGGTGCGCTCGCGCTCGGCAACATGATCTTCGGCGATTACAACACCGCGGTCGGTGATGAAGCCGGCCGGAACTGTCTCGATGCACAAAACGCGGTTTTCGTCGGGAAGGCGTCGGGGCGCGAATCGCAGGCCGCGATCAACACCACGATCATCGGTGCTTATGCGGCTGGTGGCGTCAACGTCGTCAATGATTCGGTGATTATTGGTCACAACGCGGGCAACTCGCATCCGACCGCCTTGAGCGCCAAGCTCATCATCGCCAACGACAAAAGCACATCGAAAGCTCCGCTGGTTTCTGGTGATTTTTCGAAAGGATTTGCCGGGGTGAACATCCTTCCAGAGTTGGTTCGTGCTCGCCTGCATGTGCACGAATCCGATACCGGATCGACTCTTGCGCCCAAGTTTCCCGGCCTACTCGTTGAAGGTAGTTCGAGCGCGGGCGTGACACTCGAAACGAGTTCGACAGGCTATTCGGCGCTGCTGTTCGCAACGCCTGCGGCCAATAATGCCGCATCGCTCCAGTATTCGGCGGGTTCTGCTTCGCTCGACATGATGATCGGCTCGACCATCATGCTGCGAACCAATCTTGCCGATAACACCTACTCGCTAGGCCAGTCATCGTATCGATGGGCGAACGTCTATAGCCGAAACATCGAGATAACGCCGCCCGCATCGGTAACGCCAAGCGCAAACGGGAGCATGTCGTTCCAACTTACCAGCGATACGCAATTGACCATCAAAGTCAAAGGTTCAGACGGCGTGGTTCGGAGTGCAAGCCTCACGCTTGCCTGACCTCGAATAGCTCCAGCCTTCATAGAATCGGCACAAACTAATGTCAATCACAATCCAGCAGGTCGGCGCGACTACCGCGCTCGACTTGATTACGCTCGCCTTGAAAGACATTGGCGCGCTTGGTATCGGGCAGGCAGCAAGCGCTGAAGATACCGCCGATGCGCTCGCTACGCTGAATATGATGCTCGGTCAGTGGCAGGGCGAGCGTCTTTCGGTTTATCACCTTGTCGACACGGCGATTCAATCGACCGGAGCGCAGACGTACACGGTCGGCACTGGCGGCGATTTCAACGTTCAGCGGCCGATCAAGATCAACGCAGCATATGCGCGGCTCAACGCGGGCAGCTCGACGCCGATCGATTATCCGGTTCGGATTATCGAATCGATGGAGGACTATTCGCGCCTGGCGTTGAAGGGGCTGCAATCGTTCCCTGCGTGGGCCTATTACGACCCGGCTTTCCCGCTCGGGAACCTTACGTATTACCCGATCCCGGACAGCACGTTTCAGCTTCACATCGTCACGATGGAGGCGCTTCCGCAGTTCACGGCGCCGGCGCAAGTCGTCAACCTGCCGCCTGAATACATGGCAGCCATTCGCTACAACCTCGGGCTGTATCTCGCGCCGTCGTACCAGCTTGATCCGCAACGATCGCTGGTCGGCCTCGCGCTGAATGCCAAGCGTGTTGTGAAGCGCATGAACTCGCAGATTCCGTCCATGACGATGCCGCGCGGCCTCGGCTCGAAGCAGCGTTACAACATCTACAGCGGCTCTAATTACTGATGCGGATTCCTCTGACTGGCGGTGCATACGCCGCGAAAAGCCTGATTGCGGATGCTCAGCGCCAAGTCAATCTATATGGCGAGCAAAACCCGCAAGACGCCACGGCGCCATTCACGTATTACCCGACGCCCGGCCTGACGCTCGTGTCGACGCCGCCTGAAGCCGGCGAATGTCGCGCTATATATACCGCGTCGAACGGCAATCGATATGACATCGTCAGTGAGTCGATCTATTCCGTCGATGCGAAGGGCGTTTATACCCTGCTCGGTCAGTTGACAACGGATTCTGGCCCTGTCGCCATGAAGGACAACGGAACCAGCGTGTTCATCGTTGACGGCTCGACGTATGGCTTCACGATCGATCTGGCGAAGAACAAGCTGTCGCCCGTCACCGACTCCGCGTACTACGGATCGGATACGGTTGATTACGTCGACGGTTACTTCGTCTTTAATCAGCCCGGCACACAGCATTTCTATATCTCGAAGTACCAAGACATATCGTTCGATTCGCTCGATATTGCCAGCAAATCGACGTATTCAGACAACCTTGTGACGCTCGCGGTCATGCACCGAGAAATATGGCTGTTTGGCGAGCAGACGACTGAAGTTTGGTACAACACCGGCGCATCGGATTTCACGTTCGGCCGCATGCCTGGCGTCTACATCGAGCATGGTTGCGCGGCGAAACACTCGGTTGCAAAGATCGATCTCGCGCTGTTCTGGCTTGGCAAGGATCTGCAAGGGCAGGGCATCGTGTTCGCTGGCAAGAACTACGCGGCAGAGCGCATCTCGACGCACGCGCTGGAAGCTGAGTTTCTAACCTACAGCCGGATAGACGACGCGATCGGCTTTTCGTACCTGCAAGGCGGTCACGCGTTCTATGTGCTGACGTTCCCGGCCGCGAACAAGACTTGGTGCTTCGATGCGGCCACCGGGCAATGGCATCAGCGCGCCTATCTGGAAGCGGATGGCTCTCTGAGTCGCCATCGCATGAACTGCCATTCATTCAACGCCGGCCGAAATCTTGTTGGTGACTGGCAGACTGGAAACGTCTATGCGCTCGATCCGAACGCCTATACGGACAACGGAAACCCGATTCTGCGCGTCCGCAGCTTCCCGCACATCAGCGGAGCAGACGGAAACCGCGTTTTGTTCCGCCAGTTTGTGGCCGACATGGAAGTCGGCAACGGCCTGCCTGACGACAGCGCCCCGCCTGAGATTCGCTTGCGTTGGTCAGATGACCGCGGCGCATCGTGGGGCAACGCTGTCGCTGGATCGCTCGGGAAGGCTGGCGAATACCTGACGTCGATTCAGTATCAGCGTCTTGGGTATGCGCGCGATAGGGTGTTCGAACTGTCATGGTCTGCGCCAGTCAAGACCGCGCTTAACGGCGCATGGGTCGACGTAACGCGAGCGCGCACATGAACAATCAGGCGAACTTCCCCGATGTTGGCGCGCCGATGACCGACCCGAAGACGGGGCGGGTTTCGATGGCATGGTTTCAGCTATTGCTCGCGTTGTTTAACCGAACGGGCGGCGCATCAGGTTCTACCGGCTCAGAAAGCGTAGGCGAAGTATTGCAACTGCTTCAATCGCTCGTCGCGCCAGCATACGCGCCGGAACTGTCGCACCAAATCTCTGACGTTGAAGCTGCGCTCTCTGCGCTTGCTACTGCGCTGCGTGATCCTGAGCCTGAATCGTTCGTGCCAACGCACGGCATTCAGGATGCGCCTGACTTGCACGCGCTGGCGACGAGTTCCGCTGCCGGCTTTATGTCGAGCGCGGACAAGGCGAAGCTGGATGGCCTATCCGCGACGGTTGAAGACAAGTTCGTGTCTGGAACGCACTTTACCCCCGGCTCGACGACGAGCCTGACGCTCTCGAAGGCTTACGCGAGCAAGGCGGCGGTGCTGGTGCATTTCGACGGCACGTTCCAGGCGAGCGACCAATACACGATCAGCGGCAACACGATCACCTTCACATCAGCGATTCCGGTCGGAACGCAAAACGTCTACGCACGAGGGTAATGCATGACGACGACTTACAAAGAAATGGTCAAGGGCGCTTCGCTGACCGCGATGGTCGCCAGCATTTATACCGCGCCGTCCGCAACGTCTGCGTCGATTCAGGCCGCGAGCGCGAACAACCCGACTGCGGGCGTGGTGACGATCGAAGTGTTCAAGGTGCCTAGTGGCCGTGTTGCTGATGGCACGACGCGCATTGCGGCTAAGAACGTCGCGGCCGGCGCGACGGCGCAGTTCCCCGAGCTGGTGAATCACAAGCTGGAGCCAGGCACGCAGCTTTACGCGGACGGTAACGGCTGCTCGATCAGTATCAGCGGCATCGAATACGTAAAGGATAGTGCATGAGTGAACTTGTTGAGGCGCATCACGAGATCATCACCGCGTTGCAGTCGCGCGACATTGCGAAGGCGGAAAGCTCGATGCTTCAACTGCCGCAGGCGGAATGCTCGGTCATTCATCACTTTGGCCCCGGCCTTTACGTTCGCGAAGTCCATATGCCGGCCGGCATCCTCGCTATCGGGCATGCGCAGCGATTCGCGCATTTGAATGTGTTTCTGAGGGGCCGCGTTCGGATGCTCAACGATGACGGCACGACAACTGATCTCGTCGCACCGATGATGTTCGTTGGCAAGCCGGGAAAGAAAGCCGGATACGTTCTAGAAGACGTTGTCTGGCAGAACATCTATGCGACTGACGAGACGAACATCGAAAAGCTAGAACGCATGTTTCTCGTGAAAAGCGACGAGTTCAGCGCGCATCAGGCAGCGCAATCGGCAGAGCGTTCGGCGGCGCATGAGGGTGATCGCGAAGACTATCGGGCGATGCTGAACGAAACCGGCTTCGATCATGCGACGGCGCGTTCGCAGTCCGAGAACGAAGCCGATCAGTGCGCGTTCCCGTTCGGCGCATGGCGCGTCAAAACGGGCGCATCAGCGATCGAAGGATCTGGCCTGTTCGCGACAGCGCCAATAGGTGAGGGCGAATTGATAGCGCCTGCGCGCATCGATGGTAAGCGCACGCCGGCCGGCCGTTTTACGAATCACTCGAAGTCGCCTAACGCTGAAATGGTGCTTCTGCCGAACGGCGACATCAACCTTGTCGCAGTGAAGCGCATAGCTGGCTGTCACGGCGGGCAAGACGGCGAAGAAATAACGATCGACTACCGCCAGGCGCTTGCGCTGTCTGGCATTCAATCTAAGAGGCTCGCATGTCAGGGATAGCAACCGCAATCGTCGGCGGCGCAGTAATCGGCGGCGTCGCCTCGAATATGGCCGCAGGTAAGCAGGCGGGCGCGGCAAACAAAGCGACCGATCTTCAGACTGCTCAATGGCAAACGACGCAGGATAATCTTGCGCCGTACATGAATCTTGGTAATGCAGCGATTAATCCGCTGCTTACCGCGATGGGCTACAACTACACGAAGAATGACGACGGAACGTACACGATCAACGGTACTGATTCATCGAACATTCTTCAACAGAAGTATGGGAATTTCACCGCGCCGACAGCGGCAGATGCGCAGGCGACGCCTGGCTATCAGTTCACGCTTCAGCAGGGATTGAAGGCGACGCAGAACAGCGCGGCTGCTCGCGGGCTTGGCACTTCTGGCGCGGCACTCAAGGGCGCGTCGACGTATGCAACGGGCCTTGCCGACTCTACGTATAACGATGTCTACAACCGCGCGCTCCAGACGTACAACGCGAACGCAAACACGTTTAATACGAACTACAACGTCGCGGCGAACAACGTCAACCGCCTGCAAGGGTTAGTCGGCAACGGCCAGAACGCGGCGGCAACGACCGGATCGCTCGGCGCTGCTACGGCGAACAGCATTGGAAATACGCTGACGGGCTCGGCGAATGCGTCAGCGGCCGGAACGGTCGGAACGGCCAATGCGCTGAGCGGTGCGCTGAACAACTACGCAAATATGCAGTACGTATCCGGCCTGATGAATAACAACGCTGGCGGTGCGTCCTCATCGTCTGGCGTTCCCGGCTGGACTCCTTCGGGCAGTGCTGGCGCTGGCGCAAACGGACTTGTTGTCTAACGAAACACGGACACATTAGATGCCTCTCGACACATCGATCGCGCTTCAGGCGCAGGCGCCGCAGTTCAACCCGCTGCAAATGGCGCTTCAGGCGGCGCAGTTCCGCGCGTATAACGCGAATGGTTTGGCCGCGCAGCAGCAGCTTAACGCGAACATGGCGACTTCGCGCGCCTATCAGGCTTCAGTAGACCCGACTACAGGGCAGCTTGACACAAACAAGTTGTCTTCCGCACTCGCGTCCGAGCCTGACGCGGCGTTTAACTATGGCGCCACGATGAAAAGCGTCATGGATGCGCGCCAGGCGCAGCAGACGTATGACCGCGGTCAGATCGGCCTGAATAATGACCAAATCGACAACGCAAGAAAGGCGTACACGTACACGGCGCAGCAGTTTGGCAAGCTTGATCCTAGCGACCCGCAGTTCGAGTCGAAGCTGCTTAAGGTGGCGTCTGATACGGTCGAGTTCGGTCACGTCGATCCGAAGGTCGTTATCAGCAGCCTCAGCAATGTTCCGCCCGATGCGGCCGGTCGTGCTGCATGGTTGCAGCGTGGCATCGCGGCGGCGAAAGATGCTGCGGGCCAGCTCGAATCGATCACTGCCAAGCCGACGCAGGTCGACGACGGAATGACGAAGCGTTACCTCGATAAGAATGCGATAACGAATCCCGGCATCGTTGGAACGACGGTTCAAAACCAATTGTCACCGGAATCCGCGACCGCGCCCGTCAGCGTCATGGGGCCGGGCAACACGCCGGGCGTAGTCCCCCGCGGCGAAATGTGGAATGCTCCCCCGCTGCCGTCTTCCGGGCCAACGACACCGAATGGCCCGGACAAGACATATCTGCCTGGACAAGCGCCGCCTCCGTCCGGCCCGGCTCACTTCGTCGCGACCGGTACGCCGATGGGCGTCGCTGACTCGAACGCCGGAAACGTCGATACGGTCAACAAGCATTGGGCTTCGGTCGGCAACGACGCGAATAACGCTCAGACGAACATCGGCATCGCGCAGAACATCAAGGCGTATGCGGATAAGGCTCTCACCGGCAAGCAGAGCGACAAACTCGCGGCCGTGAACGGCATCCTCTCGATCTTTGGGCAGGGCGGTCAAACCGACATTTCAACGGCAACCGACCTGCTCCAAAAGAACATGGCCCGTCTGTCGCTCACATCGCGCCAAGGCGCGGGCGGAACGGATGCAGCCGGTGCTCTGGCTACCGCTGCGAACCCGCACGGCACGATGACGGCTGAGGCGATCAAGGATGCGGCGGATCAGGTTATCGGCGCGCAGAAGATGGCGATTGCGCAGCAGCAACTGCTCCAGCCGTACAAGCTGAATAACGATGTTGCTGGCTATCAAACGGCGCTCTCGAAGTTCAACCAGGCGGCCGATCCTCGCGTGTGGCAGTTCCAGGGAATGGATGCGCAGCAGCGCGCGAAGTTCAAAGCAAGCATGAGTCCAGCGGATCAAAAGGCGTTCAGCAACAAGATCCGCACACTTGAAGGGATAGGTGCTATTCAATGAGTCTTGCCGACGATTTCGACGCAATCGGTGCGGCTCCGAAGAAGGGTGCAGATTCGGCTGCGCCGGCTTCGGCTCCTACGCCGGAAAAAACGGCTGCGCCGGCTTCGCTCGCAGATCAGTTCGACGCGACGCCGGCGACTGCCAGCAAATCTGATCGCAGTGTCAACGACGACGGGACTCCGAATATCGTTGTGACCGGCCCGGAGCGCGGGCCCGCTCCTAAGCAGTCTCTCGGTGGCGAGATTGGGCGCCAGCTTGGGCTTACAGCTCGTGCTGCCGGTCATGGCCTCGCGGATACGGTCGATCTCGTCGGCGCTCCGCTGAATGCGACGATTAACACGCTATTCGGCGCGCATCTGCACAATCCGGGCGATGCGATCCGCGCTGGCGTCGACGCGATCACCCCGGAACCGAAGAACGCGCTTGAACGTGTGGTGAATTCCGGTGCTTCCGCGATGGCTGGTGCAGCGACCGGCGCTGGCGTTGCTGGCAAGGTGGCGAGCGTATCGACTAATCCGCTGACGCAGGCGCTTGCGGCACAGATGGCAGCCGCTCCTGCTACTCAGATTGCGGCGGGCGCTGGCGCTGGCGCTGCATCACAGGGCGCTCAAGAGGCTGGCGCAGGCCCGGTAGCACAGATGGGCGCTGGATTGCTTGGTGGCGTTGCTGGTGGCGTGGCAGGCGCCGGAATGGCTGCTGGTGCTAACAGACTGGCTGGCATCGTATCTTCTGCCAAGCCTGCTGCGGCGGTTGAGCGCGTAGAGCCGACGATGGGCGGGCAACCCGGCGCGGCTCCTTCTGGCGGCCCTTCTGGCGGCCCTTCGCCTGGCTCGCCTCCTGGTTCCGCTCCGCAAGGCGCAACGCTGCGCGGTGTCGGTGCTGCTGAGGCGAATCAGAACCCGTATGCGGGGCAGATGACGGGTGAGGAAGCTGCGCGCGGTGGAAGCTCGGCATTCCCGCAAGTTAAGGTGGCGAAGAACGCGGGCGACGTTCCCGAGGTAGAGCAAGCCGTTCGCGCGAAGATTGCGAACGAGATTCTCGGTGAGGACAACGACGCGGTACGAACTGGCGTCATCACCGGCAACGAAGACACGCTGCGAAGCGAACATACGTTGTCGCGCAGCTCGGACAATACGCCTGAGCAAATCGCTTTGCGTCATCAGATCACGCGCGAGCAGCAGGCGCTTTCGAACTACGCGCAGCAGCGCATCGATGCGACCGGCGCGAGTCCGAATCTGACGAACAACGAGCAACGCGGGCAGGTAATCAATGACGCGGTGCATGGCGAGGGCGGTCTTTCCGAGTACTTCCAGCAAGCAAAGCAGCAGATTTACGATCAGGCGCGCGCTCAGTCCGGCGACAACCCGATTCAGACGAGCCACGTCGATGCGCTGCTTGCTGATCCGCAATTCGTCGCGGAGGCGCGTCGCAGCGGCAATTCTCGCGTTGTCGACGGCGTGACAGACCTGATCAATCTTGCTCGCACAACCGGCTTCATGGACCGCACAAGCGGCGCTCCTGCGGCGCCAGGTAGCGTCGCTGCATGGGATGCTGTCCGCAAGGGCAACAACATGGACTGGAATGAGGGCAATGCTCGGATCATCGGCCAAATCAATCGCGCCATCGATCAGGACATTGCCGCGGCGGCCGGATCTGACGCGTACAAGCTCGGCGACGCAATCCACCAGGCGCAGCAAACCATCATGGGCGCCCGCGGGTTCAAGCAGATTTTCGGCGACGCAGACGCAAACGGCGTGAAGTCGGGCGCGGCTGTCGAGCAGATTCCGGGCCGATTGAACAATATGCCGCTCGATCAGTGGCGGCATATCTACAACACGTTCGACGATCTCTCGAAAGGGCGTGTTGCTGGTGCTCCTGACGGCGCTCCGCCGATCCCACCAGAGTTGCAGCAAGCAGCACAAGCGGCGAAAAACGAAATGTCCGGCGCTTTGGCTCGCGAGGTCTACGAGCAGGGCGCAGGCAAGGCGGGCGTCTGGAATCAGAACAGTGTGAATAAAACGCTGAACTCGGTTGTTGGGCAGAAGATCTTGCAAACCTTCCCGCCTGATGAAGTCGAGCGATTCCATACGCTGAACTACGGCGGTCAGATCATGCCGGGCGTTCACTCGTATGTGGGGGCTGGACTTCAGTCGCAACGACTGAGCAAGGGAAGCCTGATCGAGAAGCACGCCGGCAAGGTGGGCGCGTCGATTGGTGGCGGCCTAGGTGGCGCTATAAGCGGCGGTGCTGCTGCGAGTGCTGGTGCTGGCGCTGGTGCATGGGCGGGTAATAAGTTGGCTGCTCGTGCGGCATCGAGTCGGCTTCAG